GCGATCCGTTCACGAACGGCCGCAACTTTCCTTTCGTAACGCACACCTGGATCGACGTGGTCATCCAGCTTCTTGTCGGCCCCCTTCTTCATGGCCGTGCTCCAAGAGGTGTCTGGTTTGAACCCCGCTCCACCCTTCCCGTGCGCCTCGAGCCATTTCTGAACAGCGAACTCGCCCTGGTTCTGAACTTCGACAGGCAGCTCTCCGCTCATGCGCGGTCCGGCGAACGAATCCGCTCGATTCTTATTGTAGACCTCCGCCAGTTTTTTCAGGAGATCGAGCGCAATTTTTTCGGCTGGCGTGGCCTTATCGACGACATCTTTTCGGTCTTTGATGTCGTCCTCGATAGATTTGGTAGAGAGCGGGTCCCGCGGCTTGGCGGCGCGATCGAGCTCTTCGTTGAGCTTGTGCCACTCTGCGCGCATTTCGACGATTTTCTGGATTGCAAGGCCTCCGACGTAACCGGCCGCGGTGAGACCGAGGCTCAGTTTCATGGCGTGAGCCGCCGCCTCAATTCCGCCCGCAAGCAGACTCATCGAATCACCGCCGGAAGCGGCGATGCTGAAGAAGTGGGCAAACTGGCTGGAGACGCGGGCGTTGCTCTTCAATAAACTATCGTGCGACCGGCTGAGCTGGTTGGTGCTGTTGCCCATTCGATCCATGCCGGCGGCGTAGCGGCCCTCGGCGGTTTTGAGCTCGCCGTACATTTCGGCGGCGTTCAATCCTAGGGAAATCGAAGCGTCAGGCATTGCGAGTGCGAGGGAGTGTCAAACCCCTATGCTGCCAGGCGCGCATTGCGCAGCTCGGCGCGGTACGCGGCGATCATGCTCTGGTGAAGACGATTCCGGGCGATCTGGACCGCAGTCCGCATGGCGGCCACGGAAAGAATCTGCGAGGCGTAAGTGACGCGGCTGGTAAGCGTGACGATCAGGTTCTCCCCGTTGCCTGACCAGACGACATTGCCAGCCCCTTTTTGACGGGTGATCCAATTCGCGGTGATATCGCCACTGGTCCGGAGGCCGCGAATGGAGCCGAGCTGGCGCGCAATACCAGCCCAAGCGCTCTTGCCAAAACCAACGTTGGGTTGGCGCTTCTTTATGTAGGCTTCGAGCTGGCGCGGATCGCGCACGATCATGAGGGGCCGCTGCGACGCTGCGACGCGACCGGTGCGGGAATTGCGGCTCTGCATGTGGAGCGCGCCACCGTCGAAGGTCTGGATTGGAACGGAACGCAGCAGAGTACCATCCTTCCGGAGGATGCCTTGAGCGCGCTCGAAGTCGCCATGCTGGAGCGCGGCCCAAAAAGCTTTCGCGGCGCGTTCGTTCTTGAGAGCGATATCCGCGTACGCTTTCCCGACGGTGGCGTAAACTTTGTAGATATCTGCCGCGACACGGAACTGACCGAGCTTGCGCGAATTCTCCCCGGTACCGAAAGGCTGCGAACTTTTCGCGCAGCTAATGGCGACCAGGCGCGCTTCCTGGGTGAGCAGCTGCAGCGAAGTTTTTCGGACGACGGGCCCGATGGCGCGAATCTTGGCGCGCGCTCGATCGACGCCGCTTACGCGTGCTCTTAGGAACATACTGGCGAGCTGGCGACGCCGGCCGCCGCTTCCGCCGCCGCGCGGGCGATCGCGCGGTGAGGCCTCGTGAAGCGCATAGCGAAAGGATGTCGTTTTGTGCGGTAACGCTCCGGACACTCAGGATCTTCTCGCAGGATTTTGCGGATGGCCTGAAAGACTTCCGGCATTGGCATCCGGAGGATCTCGTCCCGACTCCAGTGGCGCGCGCCAGCAATGATATGAATGACGTCCTCTGCGAAACAGGTATCGCTCTGATCCATCGATGGTTTCTTACCATTCGGCGCGAGCGGCTTGTCCAGGAGCATTCTATCCAGGAAGCGATCGATCGAACGGACGGCCCGGCGGAATCCTTCCTCGAAATCGAAAAACAGAATCAGATCCAGGAACGGCCGGCGGACGTTGTCGAAGGCGCGTTGCGCAATCGCTTCGGTGTTCTGTTCCAAGAGAGTGACGAGTGACGTGCGACGTGCGACGCGCGACCGGAAGCCTGCAATTAAACCGTTCGCGCGCGCGATCGCGCGGAGCCTGGAATGTGGGAGCGACCTTAGTGTCGCGATCTCTGCTCGAGCGGCCGACTTTGCAGCAAAGGCCTGATCGTACGCCGGGCTCAACCGGAAAAGGAAGACAGCGACATCCTGGATGAAGGGCCGACGGCCGCCGACCAGGAACGGCGAGCGCGCAGCACAGAGCTGCAGATACATCTGGAGCGTGAGCGGGCGGACTTCGACGCCGCAAATGAATTCGGGCGCGCCGAGGTAAGTGAATTCCCGAAAGGATTCCTCGATCCGATAGCCGCGCTGCAGACAGCGCGTGTAGCCGGGAACAGCGGAGTGTTCCATATGGGCGCTACTACGTCAGCTTTTCGGAAAAGGTCACGTCGCAGAGCGTTTCGCCTTCGATCTCGTACTTGTCTGAGACCTCTTCGGTGACGTAGCTCTTGGTGCCACTGCCGCCGATGGGGACCAACGTAAACACGGAATCCTGCGCCGGCGCGACCTGGGTGCTCGTCGCGAGCATTACGGTCATGCTTCCTTCGACCAGGCCCTTGAGGTGGACTTTCTGCTTGGGCGCGCCGCCGATGCCAGGCTGAACGAGCCGGCTCCGCGGCCGCTTTACATTGATGGTCTTGGCGTCGTAAGTCTGTCCGCCGATCACGACGGACTGAGAGGAAAACTGCATCGAGCCATCGGCGTAAGCGGGCGTGGGCATAGTGCCCGACGCCGCATGTCAACAAATGCGCTCGAGTGAGCAGCTTTACGCGATCAAGGCCCAGGCATCGGGCCTGACGTTGAAATGGACGCGGTGGCGGAGTTCGGTCTTATCGAGACGATCGTCGGGATCGATGTAGCGTTTGAGGCCGATCTCTTTGAAGAGGTTGATGCCGTGCCAGGGAAGAACGTCGGTATTGAAGAGCGCAGCGAAATCGCCAGCGCACGCTCGCCCTTTGCCGACCATCGATTTTTGCGACTGGCTGTTCGTGCCGCGCGTGGTGCAAAAGCGCGTGACCAGGCTGCCGATCGCTACCGTATTATATTTGACGATGCGCGCCGGATTACTCCCGGGGACGGTGTAGGAAAAGGTGTGTTCGGTTGCAGCGATCTCTTCGAACTCGATCTCGGCATAGGGCGTCGTCTTTGTTAGGTCAGAGAATGCGATGGCGGCCCGCAGACCGGCCGCGTTCAGAATGTCGCGCCAGACTTCTTCGATGGCGATGTCGCCGGCGAGAAGGTCGGCGATGGTGGGAGCGAGCATTTAGACTTCGAGCGAGACTGGCGCGGCGGCCGGCGTTGGTGTTTCACCAATCGACTCCGAAGACGGGATGACGGGATTCAGCTTTGCAATTTCATCCGGCGTGAGGATGGCCACGAGCGCTGCGCGCTTGCGCTTGTTCGCAGCGAGGGCTTCGCCAATCTCGCGCAGTTGTCTTTCGCCGGTGCCGATCGCTTCGTCGATGGCTAGGATATCGTTAATGAGGCTCATGATCTTTGGGTAACGTGTCAGCCGATCCTAGTGGGATACCCAGGCACTGCCGTTGTAGAAGACTGGTACTTTAACGGCGCCGCCCCCGGTTAGCGCGGCGTTGTAGGTGGGAGCGGTAGCGTCCGTGACATACGCCCAGTCGCCTTCGCTGCCGGCGGGCAACGTCGAGACGGTGTAATTCTTGAGCTTGGTCGGCAGGGTGTGCGTGACCTTGTCGCTGAATGTGAAACCCGCGCCGGAGCCAACCGCATCGAAGGTCACGCCACCCGTGGAGCTGACGGTGGAGGTGTAATAGTTCGACGCGTCGTAGAACTGAGTGTTTACCGCGGTGGCGTAGTCGACGTAAAAGCGGGACCCGGTAAAGACATCGGTGTTGATGACAATGGCCGATCCGAATCCTGCACCTGTTGGGCTAATCTTCGCGACCGATGTCTGGGCGAGCGTGGTTCCCGCTGTTGACGATGTGTAATTACGAAAGTTGATTTCGTCATTGTTGAAATAGAACATCGCGGACGTCCCGGTCGCGCGGTTTTTGAAGTTCGATCCGTCGTAGTAGATGTTATCTCCGAACCATCCATTGTTGAGCGCATAGGATTGCGCTTCGAAGGTACCGACCTTGAATTGAGAATTGCTCGTGTTGAATCCCGAGATGTTGATGCCGGTGGCGGAAGCGAATGTTTGCAATCCAGTGAAGCTCTGCGCGGCATCGATGCGGGCGATGGTGGCCGTGGTCGTGGGGAACGTCATCGTTGTCGAATCTGTTCCGGATAAAGTGATCGTGTTGGTGATGTTCGCAGTCTTGCCGGTGGTGATGGTGAGCGTCCCGGCATAGGGAGTTTTCGTCGCCCAAGTGTCGAGGTCCGTGTCCCAGGCTTGGACGTTGGTCCCAATCGCCAGACCCAGATCCGTTCGCATTTGCGACGCGCTCTTGGTGGAAACGGAATTATCCGCGGCAATCTCGATGAAACTGATGGCGCTCGGATTCGTGAGCGTGAAAATGTTTCCGCCCACCGTTGTAGCGCCAAGGCTGGTTCGCCCGGTCGAGGCGGTAAGGCCTGTCGCGCCGCCATCCCATTTCGTGTCGGTCGTGAGGTAGGTGGACGTATCAATGCTGAGCGCCCCGGTGCCACCGCTGGTCTTGACGAAGCCATTCCCCGTGAGGTTCGAAAGCGTCGCGATATTCTGCGCCGTGTTGACGGTGATCGTGTTCGTCGATCGCGTCAGTCCGGTGGAGAAAGTAAGCGCTGACTCTTTCCCGTTAAACGTGGTCCAGTCCGCCGCGGTCAGGAAGCCTTTGACCGATCCCGTCGCGGCCTGGCCGTTCGTGTAATCGAGCGAGATGTTTCCGGCCGTGGCGTTGAAGTCGGCGGCGGTGAAGGTGGCAGCGCCTTTGGTGGATCCATCCGCCGCGGCATCCGCGATCGCAATTGTGCGGTTCGCACTCAGATCGCCGCCGCCGCTCAACGGTGACGTGGTGGATACGGTACGCGTAGATGGAACAATGCTGGAATCGACGTGCGCGCTAGTGACCTTTCCGTAGCTGGGCGCGGTAGCGACACCGCCGCTGATCAGGACGTTACTGGTGGCCACATCGGCCAGCTTCGAAATCGTGTTCGCGCCCGAGGCAAAGAGCACATCGCCGATGGCGTAAGTGGTGGGCGGAGTAGTGAGCGCCCACTTATCCAGGTCAGCGTCCCAGGCTTGCACGTTCGTGCCGATCACGAGCGGGACATACGGGACCCCGTTCACAAGCAGCTGACCGGTCGGGAAATTCGTAGGCAACACGTTGGTGACAGTGCCGTTCGCATCGACCAGCAATTCCATGCCGCCGGTCGCGCCAACGTTGGTGAGCTTGTGGCTCGCCATGTTGATATCGGTCTGGACGGCCGGGTTGTTTAGCACAGTCCGAGACTGTGCGATTGCGGAAGGTGGAAGTGGGAAGGCGGAAAGAAGAACGGCGAGAGCCGCGAAGAGACGAGTGCGCATCGTGCCGATGCGCGGAGTGTCAAAGCCCTATGGCAGGACCCAGCGCAGAACGTAGTTGCCGGTGTCGGGCAGGCCGTTCACTTCGAACCAGACGCCGACGATTTGCCCGCCCTGCAGGATGCGCTCGCCGGCGGTAGCGCGAAGTGAGAGCAGCGGCGGCGCGTCGATCGTGTTCTCGATGTAGTTCGTGACTTCGAAATCATCGGGCACGAATCGGCCGAAATAAACCGGGACCCTTTGCTGCCCGACGGTGAGACCGACGTAACCCTTCGTCATGTCTTAATCTTGTAGCGAAGCACGTAGTTCTCCGTGTCGGGCGCGCCCGGCAGATGCAACGTGCGCCCGCTGGATGTGCGCGCGCCTGGCGTTGGATCCAAATCGAGCAGCGGCGGAGCGTCGATAGTGTTCTCGACGTAGAGGCTGATGAAAACGTAGTCGGCCTGCGGATCGACAATGCGAAACGGGAGCTGCACAACCTGCTGCCCGATCGCGAGCGGGATGGAGCCTTCTTCTTCGGCGCTGGCGCCGGCATCCTGGTCGGGCGTGGAATGGAGAACCAGATGGCGCGAGATATCGCTCGGGTCGCTCTTGTCCTTCAGCACGCGCAGGACGACGTCGTCGAGCGCGACGTAGACTTCATTGTCGAGCCCGAGCCTTGCGAAGTCCGTCCACTTGATCTCGATATCGGCAAAGCGTTTCGGTTTGAAGCCGACGATCTCCTGGATGAGCTCGTAACTGATGGGCTGGGAGATGACCCGCGCTTTCTTGCCGTTGAAGACGAGATCGTTGCCGGCATAGTTCGCCAGGGCGTCGAAAGCGCGGCACTGCAGCCGATCGAAGCGGCTGAGAATGGGATCGTGCGCGCGTTTCATGATTAGGAAATGACGACCTGGGCTTTGGCCGGCTCTTCGCAAAGCGCGATGACCTGGAGCGCATCGGCTTTCTTCTCGAGCTGTTCGAGCGCGAGCTGGCGAAAGTTCGTCGCGCAGGTGTAGTGCGTCACAAAGAGCGTCGCGAATTTGCGGCCGCAAATCTTCCGGAGTTTCGCGACCAGCTCGCCGGAAATTTTCCCGAGCAGCTTGGCTGCCGGCTGAGTGACACGGACCGTGGCGCCGCCGATCGCCGGCATCGTCCAGCTCGTCCCGCCGCCCGGCGTCTTGCTGGCCGTGATATCGCCAGCTTCCTTCGGGACGCGCGATGCGATCGCATCACGCAATGCCTGGTAGCGTTTATCGAGCGTCGCGTTCGCGGTCTTCCGAAAATCGATCCGTCGTTTCAGTCGCGCGGCTTTATCCAGGAGGGTTTGCAGGTCGAGCTCGTCAGCCATGCCGCGAGCGCGGCAGTCAATCAGGCAGCTCGCACAATGGCCACAAAGGGCACAGAGGCAGGCGCGGTATAGTTCGAGACGTAGCGCCAGGCCGAGCAGTGAAAGGCGTGATGCTGCGGGAGCAGGATGTAGCGATGGCACTCCGGACAATCGGTCCGTGGGCGCGTCCGAGTGGCCGGCGCCTGGTGCACGGCGTCCTAGCTCACAACTACCGGGTGATGGTGATGTAACCGGTCTTTGTTTCCCCGTCAGAGCCAAGAGGATTCGTGGCGGTGAGCGAGACAGTGTAGGTGCCCACCGAAGAATAGGAGTGCGTCGGGTTTTGGGAAGTGGAGGTAGCTCCGTCCCCGAACTGCCAGGACCATTGCCAGGGTTCGTTCGCGGAAGTGTCGGTGAAACTTATCGGATTGCCGACGTGCGCCGTTTGGACGTTGGAAGTGAAATTCGCAACTGGCGCATAGATCGGAGCCGGCCGCGTGATCTCCTGGCTGACAGCCAGCGCGCCATCGAGTAACACTTCAAGCTTCGCCGGAGCGTTCGCGGGCAGCCAGAGATCGTTGAAGTCCGATGCAGTAGTCGAGAGCGGGACGTTCCAGCCATAGGTGGCCAATCCGCCGGCATCGATCTGCACAAGCGGCAACGGATACGCCCAATGATTCGCTTCCAGGGCGCTCCAGTTAAATTGAATCGCGAAACCGTTGTCGTAAAAATAGTACCCGTTGTGAGGGGTAAACGCCGCTTGAAACAGCCCATCCGCGAAAAGATCAGTCACGTATCCAGGGCCAGCCGTAACCGCGCCGGCGGCGTTGATGCTGTAGAAATTAGCGCCTTGCCCCATGTAGCCATACAGGTCCATGGCATAGTCTTCGAAATAATTGGTGCCGTTCACGGAGACCGGATTGGCGTACTTGGTGATGGGAGGCGACCATCCGCGCCGGGCCTGGCGAGGATCCACTAACGAGCTGGTGCCACCAGGCGTGGGAAAATCGGTATAGATGCGAAATGTGCCATTGGCTGTCGTATCACTGAACACGACGTCCTGCCCTTCCTCCTGGACCTCGCTCCCAAACGTCGTCCGAGTTACTGATGCGGTAACAAATGGGCCCGCTATTTCCGAGCCGGCGATCGCAGTAGCGTAAACGTGATTATTTCCCGCCGCGCGCAGCCTGACGGATATCACAGAACCCTGGTAGCGATGAAACCCTGCAATGTGCCTGACGGTCGTGGATTGGTTAATGAATGTGCTGTGCTGATCGATGAAATAGACTTTGAGAGGGATGCTCTGGCCGGCCACGAAGCGCGGGAAGACAGGCGTCCCGCCGTTGTGAAGCGACCCGCCGGCCTTGTCTTCTAGGAAGCGGTTCAGTCCCAGCGGTGGCGCAACCTCATCGATCGCAACGTAGAGCGACGTATTGACGACATCTGGAGTTTCCTCTTTGCCGGAAGTCTGAGCGGAGAGGCTTAAACAAAGGCCACAAAGGATCACGAAGGTAGAGAGGAGCTTTTTCATATTGTTAGGGAGCGCGCGTTGGGTTGGACTGACATCAGGAAAATTTGGTGCGGCCGCGGCGGCTTTTTGAGCGGAGGAAAAGAGTGGCCTCGGAGTACTTGCCCCCCTCGCCTTTCGATTTTTTCAAACGCTCGTAGAGATCGAGCGCGCGATCGGAGCTCTCATCGAGCAGCTCTTCGTGCAAGCCGCCAGGCGAATCCGCATCGGCCTTTAAGAAAACAAGCTTCCCGTCTTTCTTTCGACGGGCGATGACAGCGGTGAGAGCAATTCCGCCGTCCGCTGTGGCGGCGGACATGGCCATGGCTATTAGCCCAGGAGAACCGCGAGATGCTCGGCCTTGATGACGTTCGCGCTCCAGGCCGCGGCGACTTCGTAGTAAACCTGGCGATATTGCGGATACATCGAGAGCTCGACCGAAATTCCGCTACGAGAATCGGTGATGATGGCGACGTCGGTGGCGAGATCTCCGCTGCTCGGGCGAGCCGGCAACCGCGTGGCCAGAAGCATGGCGTTCCGCGAGAGACCGACCATGCGGGGCCCGGTGGCGACAACGGTGATGGCCCGAGTGGCAACCCCCTGCGCTTTCTGCAGACCTGGCAGGGCGAGCGTGATGGTGTCGCCGGCGGCTGGGTTCGCGCCAGCAAATGAAACCGCAGCGACGACGTATTTGTTCGTGTCGTTCGCGAAGGTGATGATATCGCCCGCGGCGACAACACCAGTGCCCGCGGTAGCGAGCGGGATGACCGTCTGGCCAACAGTGAAGGCCGCACTCGTGGAAGTGGCGCTAGCCATGGCGCCGACTGCTGGTGTGACGATCTTGGCGGATTCCTTGATCGCGATGCCGGCGAGATTCACGAGCTCGCCATCGCGCAGCGTCATGTTCGTTCCGGATTCGTTGACCTTCGTGAGATTAGCGAGGGTCCGCAGCGCGGCGCCGCTGGTGGTATCGACCACGAGAGAGCGGGTGCCTTGCGGCGCGCCGTTATCATCGAGGATCTTCCGGATCTGCGCGGCTTCCCCGACGTTTGTGGCAAACGGAGTTGTGCCCGCGGTCCCGTAAGCGCGACAGGCGCCGACCTGTGCGGCGAGACAAAGATCGGACTCCATTTGGTTCGTCAATGTGCGGATGGCCTGCTCGATCGTATCGGCAATAATGCCGCCGTAACGGCCGGTCTGGTTGAGCTGGTTCTCCTCCTCCCCGGTGAAGTAGAAGGGCGCCGCCTTGAAGTTCGTGATCGAGATGGACTTGTTACCAAGCGTGCGATCGGCCGGCTGTGGGACGGTGGCGCCAGGCGCGATATCCGCGATGGCGATGGTGGGAACAACCCACGAATAAAGAGTTTGGTTCTTAGCCAGGCGATCCGCTTTCGGGTCGCGATTGACGGACGGGATGAGGCCGATGAGCTCGCGCGAGACGACGTCGAGCGCCTGGACAACGATCGGGAGAATCGTCGTTAGGCCGGCATTCGCGCCGAGCTGGGGACGAACCAGCTGCGAGAACTGCGCCGCAACGCCAAAGGCGATCGCGAGGCCCGCGACATGGTTCATTGAAGCTTCGAACGGACCGAATAAAAAGATAACGGCGGCGACGAACAGGCCGAAGCCTGCGAAAAGTTTTTGGCGGATATTCATAGGATTGGTGTTGGGCCTAACGAAGTGAGGGGAAAAAGTTTACTGCGCGGTCGGTTCGATGATCTTCCCGCCGGCTTGCGAGAACTCGAGCTGCTGCTTCGCGTTCATGGCGGCGAACTCGGCGCGGGTGCATGTCTTCGCGCCGCCGCCTCCGGGCGTCTCGGGAACTTTCGGCACCGGCGTTTCCAGGCCGGCGGAAGCCGCGCGGGCGATGACCCCCGCCTTGACGCCGGCTTCGATCCGGCCGTCGATATCTTTAATTGCGCGCATGGCGCCGGCCAGGTCGGTCGCGCCGAGCGCGGCGAAAATGGTGGTCTGGTTCGCGGTGAAGCTATTCACCTGCGAAAGCAGATTGGTGAGCGCAACAATGGCGTCAGCTTGGTTGTTCACGCCGAGCTTGGTGAAGAGCGCGGTCCGGTCCTGGACCAGGGCGGCGAGGCTCGCCGCGATATCGTAATGCTCCGGCACGTCGCCGGTACCGCCTAGCGAGGCGAACAGGCTTTGCCGCTGCGTCTGCCACTCGTTGGCGAGCCGGGCGGAAGCCTGGAGCTGGGTGATGCCAGCCTGCGCGCTAGCGAAATCGGCTGCTCCCAGGATGGAGAGGAGCGAGGTGAGCTGACCGCTATGGGTCGTAGGAGCGGGATCGGGCACAAACGCGGATTACGCGAAAGCGCATTATGCGTCAAGCGGAATCTTGCGTTATGTGGAAATCCGGTAGTGGGCTACTTTGCATTTTTGTTTAAATCAGCCAATCAGGCAGCCAGCACCTACCGATTACGCACCACTCTTGATGCGTATGACCCGACAGGTGGCACTCAGGGCATTGCCAAAGCGCCCGCAGGATTAGCCAATTCTGATATTTGAAAAATCCGTAAACCAGTAGCGGAGGAATCGAGCACCCAAGTAATATTCGAAAATTCATTTCAAAGCAGCCCACTGCCGGAAAATCCTAGAACGCGGCGAGCGCCGCGGCCATGTCCGGAAGGACGGCATCGGCGAGCCCGACTTCGACAGCTTGGCGGCCAAAGAAGATCTGGCCTTCCATGGAATCGGCGGTCATGCGAGGCCGGGCGCTTTTCACGGCGGTGGTGAACATCGCGTTCGTGCGATCGACATAAGCCTGGAGCATCGCGATCTCTTCCGCGGTGATGGGGCGAAGCATCGTTCCGGTGTCCTTAAACTTCCCGGCTTTAATGATAGTGGCTTTGACGCCGTTCGCTTTCAGTTGCTCGCTGATATCGATGATGGGCGGCCGGATCGAGCCGATGGATCCGGTGTGCGCGCTCTCGGTGACAAAAAATTCTGATGCCTGGCTGCCGATGTAAATGCCGGCGCTGCAGCAAACGGAATCAGTGAAGCTGATGACGTTTTTCGTGCGGCGAAGTTGCGCGACACGCGCGGCTGTTTCGGGAACACCAATGCAGGATCCACCCGGACAATTAACGAAATTCAAAAGGACGTTCCGGATGTTCGCATCCGCGGCGACATGGGCGAGCGCGGCGTCGACGTCGTCAAGATCGGTGAGATCCATGTACTCGCACTCCCATTCCTCCGCATGTTTCACGATCATCCCTTTGATGGCGATGATGGCGGTGTCGTTAGGGATAGGCAGCGCCGGGTCGATGAGACACGCTTCCGAGACGGAAAGAGTGCGGAGCTCGAGGACGCCGAGTCGCAGATAACGCGCGGGCAAGAGCATGGGTTCGTCGCAAGAGCTGCAGGTGCGCGCCGGAGAGATAACGGGCCGCTGATATTGAACGCCATCGTTGGCAGCGAGCAGCGAGTCCCATGCGTTTCGCTCAATCATGAGCGGCTGAAAATAAAGAAGGGAAAGAAGGCGGGCGTTCATGATTTATAGCTCTCGGATTTCGCGCGCGTGTTTGTTCATGGCGCCACGCAGCTCGGCGCCGGCGACAGCGCAATGGTGATTCGCCAACGCGATCGCGGGCCCGATCTCGAGCTCGGTCATGAGCTGGCGATGGATGACGGCGCGGCCGACGCGCTGCGCAGTCCGGCGGACCTCACGCTGCGCGAAAGAAAGAGACTCGAGATAAATTCCTAACGGATGGGCGATCATTCCGGTGGAGGCTCCGGTGGGTTATTCGGATCGATGACGGCTTCGGTGCCGGGCTGGATGGCAGTGCCAGGCTTCAACGAGAAGATGTATTCGAGCGGGACCTCAGCGACGTCGCATTGCTTCTTCGCCCACGCGAGCTCGTCGATGCGTTGCTGGATGACTGGCTTCCAGGCGCGGCCGCGGGTGTTGTAAAAATCCTGCCAGTTGTTCATGCCGTTATGGAGGAGATCGATCTCTTCCATGGCTTTCCGGCCGGAATCGGCGGTGAGTTTGCCGGGGCCCTGCCAGTGGTTATTCCACCAGCGCGAATCCGAGCAGAGCGAGAGCTGGCCGCTCTTCATCATGCTGGCGGCCCACCACACCCAGACGCGCTGGTTATAGCGATCGTTCAGGGTGTCCTGGATGCCGTCGAAGAACCACTGGCCATCCGCCAGGACAATGCGGGAAGGTGCGCCGCCGAGCGCGGCCATGTTCCACACGATCTCGTAACTGAGGCCGCTCGTTAGGCAGAAATCGCGCACCAGATCGTCGCCCCACGCGAGGATGTTTTGGGTGGGCCGATCGGAGGCGATGACCTGGATGTCTTCGTCGATGCCAATGTACTGGATATTGCCGCCGGCGAAAAAGTTTTCGCGGACCTGGGTAACCTTGTCATCATCGCCGAGGATCTTGTTTACCCGGCCAGTCATGCCGGTCTTGCCGGCCTCGCCGCTCTTTTTCTTGACGACAAGCCCCATGGCTTCGTGCAGCTTGGCCGCGGCCGCAGTGAGGGCGCGCAGATCGAGGCGATCGATGGCGCAATTAATGCCGGGCGCGAATGGAGAAATAGCGCGGAGCTGGTTCGCGCGCTTGCGCCGAATGATGTGAATCATGTCGGCCGCGCTGACTTCCTGGGTGGCGACCTGGAAGAGATCGGCGCCGGGCGTTTGACGCGCGACGAGGTAACTGATGGGGCGGTTCTGCGCGTTCACCTTCACCCCATCGAGGTAATCGGGCTGGGTCTGGAAATTAAAGAAGCCGCCGACCTCGCTGTTATCGAAAAGCTGGAGCTGCGGCGCGCCGGCGAAAGAGCTGGAGACCATGGCGTCGAAGCTTTCGCCCTCGGCAAAAAACGTTTCGGCGTGGAAGCGCTGCCGGTCCCAGAAAGTCATGGCGCCGGCGGCATCGCAAACGCCGGGGTTGTTCGCCCAATCCATAAACTTAGTGCGGGCTTCTTCGTTCCAGGCGGCGTCCTTCGTTTGCGGCACGGGAAAAATGCCGAAGCCGACGGAGTATTTACCGACCTGGCCTTTGAGGCGCTGGATCAGGCCGAGGTTTGCTTCGAGTGCGCGGACTTTGCGCAGGATCTCGATGCGGGTGAAGCGCTGCATTTCCTGCCGGGCGGTGAGCGGGAAATGAAGGCCGACGTCGGACCGCGAGGGATTGTAATTCGCAGCATCGTAGAAGCGGCCGAAGTAAGGGGATCCGTTCGCGGATGAATCGAGAGACGCGAGGCCGGGAGCCACGAGGATCTTCGGCTCATTGCCGGCCGCCACCTCGCGCTGGCGCGCGCGTTCCATGAAGCTTTCGGAGGGCAGAGTCTTCATCGACGAAGGCATGAAAAGTCGGCGCTGGTCTGGACGATGCGGCCGCTGACCTGATCGGTCGGATCCAATTCGCGGATGGCTTCGCCCACGGCGCCGAATTGTTGCTCGACGGTCATGTTGACCTGGAAGCCGAGGCTCTTGCCGTTGATGGAGCTGTTGACTACCGAGCTGCCCTCTTCGGCAACGATGCGATCGAAGAGCGACGCGTGAAGATCAAGCAACTGTTGCTTGCCGAGCGCGCCACGGGTCTCCGCGTACTGGACTAGCGACTGGACGTAATTCGGCGGCACCATTTCGACACCCGGCGGGTGTCAAAGGCCGTGGATGGGTTGACTCGCCAAATCAGCCCGTTACCAAACCGTGGGCGAGCCGGACTCCTTTCGAGGACCCGGCTCGTTCCATTTTCGGGCTATGCATTATGCGAATGCTTTCGCATAATGGATAACGATGACAGCTGACGAGCGGCGGGACAGCGTGCAGGGATGGAACGATTTCTTCGCGCGGCTGCGGACCGGCTCGCGGTCTATGCAGCCTTCTTCAATGTCTCCAACAACGCGGCGCGATCGGCGTCCTGTTTCGCGCGGATCTTCTGGCGCAAGTCGGCGGGCAAAAGGAAATTGAAGATCTCGCCGATCTTCTCGCAATCGCCAAAGTGGGGGTCGATGCCGTTCGCGTCCCACTTCAATTCAGTGCGGCCTTCGGCGTTCCGTTTCGGGACCAGGCGCTCCGCGGTGATCTGCTCGATGTAATCGGGAGGCAAATCCTGGGCGAGCCACAAGGGCGGCTGCCGGCGCTCTTTGATGACGAACCGGTAGAGCCACTCTTTCAGGTGGCTGTCGGTGTAATGAATGAGTGCTATCTCGACCTGGCCGGCGTCGACGTTGTGCAGGATCGTGGTTTCGCTGATCGGGAGATCGCGGCCGCCGGCATACTTGCCGCCCTTGGTGACGATCCAGCGGCCGCCTTGTTCGTAAGCGAAGTTGTAAACGCCGGTGGTGGCTTTTGCTTTGTAGCCGGAATCCATCAGGCCGGTCCAGACAGTGAACTCTTCGGGCGGTCCGCCGTCGTTGTGATTGAAGAGCCAAACTCGATTTGAGATATCGACGAGCTCTTTGTACGAGACGCACGAACCGAGCGCGATGGTGGCCCGGGCGCCGTCGACCATCCAAGCGCGCATGGTGTAATAGAACTCGAGCTGTTGGACGTCGACCTGCATGGTGATGGCGATCGGCCTGAATGGCAGGACCAGCGCCGCGGCGGGATCCTGCGGCTGCCAGAGTTTGAATTTCGGACTCGCTTCCTGGATGAGCTGGATGGCTTTGCGCGTGGCGCCGCCGGTCTTGCGCTCCCAGGCGCGGCCAAGATAGGAGTTGTAAAAATTGTGGAGCCCGCCGGGCAGATGCTGGGTCTCGAGGAATTTCTTCGCGAGCATTCCCCAGGTGAGCGCGGTGCTGAGCTCGCCGCCGATGTAGAAGCTGCGGTGATCGGCCGGCGCGTTCGGATTCTGCGCGCGCCATTCGCCGCGGCGCATCATCCATTGCTTTTTCTCGTGAGGGATCAGATGACCGCAGTCGGGGTTCTGGCACTCGTAGGCGGTGTGTTTCTCGACCAGGTCGAGATTGTAGGAGCCGTCTTTGTTCCGGACTTTCTTGATGTGGCTCCAGCTGAGGTGCTCGAACTTCAGCTCCTGCATGTGGTCGCACTTCGGACAGGGAACGAAGAAGCGCTCCTGCGTTCCTTTCGCGGCCTCGATGCTGATAGGCATCTCGGGCACGGTGGGCGTGGAGCCGACGACAAACTTCGACGTGCCCTGGGCTTTGTAGGTGATCTGCCGGACCTCGATGAGATCGAGCGCGGAGGCTTCGATCTCGGTCTCGGTATTCCATTTGTCGACTTCGTCGGCCGCGACGTTCTTGATGGGCAGTGATGAGACCAACGCCGGCGAGCCGACGCCGGTGGCGAACAGATCCATCGAAGTGAAATACATTTCCTCGGTGGTGAATTTTTCGCGGCGATTCGCGGGAACGTAGGCGGAGAGACGTGGCGTTTTAAGAAACCGGTCGTGCAGCTCCTTTTTGACGTAGCGCTTCATCATGCGCCGCGTCGGTTGCGCGAGCATGGTTGGGCCCGGATCCATGTCGACGAGGTACATGATCCAATTCGCGAGCATGGTGGTGAACGCGATCTGCGCGCCCTTTACAATGCTGACCTGACGGATTCGCCGATCGCTCAGCGCTTCCATGGGCCCGCGGATGTAATAGGTGTAGGCGCTGTCGTACTTCCCGGGACGCGCGGAGAAGCGGGCGTCGAGCGTGACGTAGCGATCGCTCCACTGCCAGAGGTTCAAGTTCTCACGGACGACGAAAGCCGCGGCGGTCGCGCGAACGAGGATCGACCAGATGCGGGATGGCGCAGGAGAAAACGTGGTTTTATCGCTTTCCGATAAAACAGGAATTTCGGGTTTGCGGCCGCCGCTCATTTGCGGCGGACTCGGCGCTTGTGCGCGGTTTTCCCGGGACCGGTATTTTTCGCACAAGCTGCCGGAGTTGGCGGCGCCGGCGGCGCGTCGGGACAGACGGCAGCCTTGTGCTCGAGCGGGATCCATACGCATTCGCGGATCGGGCCGAGAACGTCAGCGATTTCTTTCTCGAGCTCGTCGCGAATGTCCTGAGGATTACTGAAACCAGCGAGCGTTTGCATCGCGCGCGTCGGCAGCATCTGCAGCCGGCCGACTATCGCGAGCAACAAGCGCGTGACGCCTTCCTCGACTTCGCCGATGTCGATCTGCTTTTTGTGCTGCTCAAGAATGCCGGGCGTGTCCTTCTCGAGCTTCCGCATCGCCTCGAGCATTTGCGTCCAGGCACCGAGGCGATTGAGAAGCGCACGGATATCGGGCCGCGGCTCGTTCAGGCAATCGCGAATCGCATCGGCGAGCGCGATCTCAATCTTGTTGATGCGCTTGATCGCGGCGACCAGGCCTTCGCCGGCGAGAAAGGATTCGTCGAGTCGATTAACGCGCGACTCGGCGAGCTTGTCATCGGCGTCGGAGTACTCGCGATCGCATTCTGGTTCGGATCCGGATTGCCCGGGCGCTCCGGCGTTCGAAAGGAACTCGCCCATCGCGTCCGGATCGTCGCAAGGCAGCTGGCGCTTCCACCAACGCTTGACGGTCAGGATCGTGACGCCGTAACGGCCGGCGTATTCAGACTGCGCGAGTTTGTACGGCTCGCCATTGCATTGCCCGCCGCGTTGGCGAGGTCGTTCTCGACTCACGCCGCGGCCGCGTCAGTCAACGAGGTATCAGGGTATCAATTCCTAAACTGAGGCCACGCGTGCGAAAACGACGAGGGTTTGGAAAACAGCGCCGGAGGGGGGTGGCGAAAGAGATTCCTTCCATGGGGGGCTATGCGTCGCCGTAGAGTCGCTGCAAGCGCTCGTACGCCGGTCGGAAGTCTTTGCGCAGCTCTTCCTCGTCGACGGATTGCTGGCCGGCGTCGATGCGTTGGAATAAGCGAGAGAGCTCGTTCACCACTGTGCTGTGGTGCTCTGGCTTGCTGAATGATTGATCGCCTTTGTCCTTCGGATGTTTCTTCTTCGGAACCTTTGCGATCGCGTACTTGCGTATCGAATCGAATTTCAAATCCCCAACGCGTTGGGCATTTGGATTGTCACGATCGATCTTCATATAGAGCTCGCGCGTAGAGCCAGGCAGCTCTGGCCATTGGTTCTCGATGAACGTGATCCAATTGCCGTGCTGCTGTTGCGACTTCAAATAGTTGAGCTCTCGGCCACAGAGCCATGCACGCTCCAACTCTGTCTTGTCCGCGGATTCGCGGGTGGCGCTGGCTTCGATCGCCTCGGCATACAGGCGCTTCGCTTTCGATAGATGCTCCCTTAGTTCTGCTACGATATCAGTTGTGCGTCTCGGCATTTTGTCCTCGTTCCTTCTCCGCGCATCACGGCGTTTCGAAACCCGGCGAACGTATCTCGGAAGTTCCCCACGGTTCGATTGAACGCCTGGCGCGTTTTGTTTTGCAGGCTGGCGATCGCAGCGTTGGTGTTACGACCGCACAGCAAATCCCGGCGGAGCACGTAGATCATTGCGAACGTGCGCTGCCCCATCTGCGAAAGTGATTTGCACCGACGACACCAAGCGAGCAGGCGCTTATAACCGGATCCAATCTGCAGCGGATCCACATCGCCGATCGCTTTGCGCAATGCGCGCTCAAGCTCGCTCGGAACGCCTGGGATGTTCTCCAGCAACTCCGGCCGCATCACCTTGATCATCGTCGCCAGGCGCCAGCCCATATCTACCATCGACCGGGCGTCCGTCGCCCAAACCAGCGCACGGCTGAACGCCTCGCTGATCGAATTGATTTCG